ACTGGCAACCTAGTAATAGGCACATCTGGCAAAGGCATAGACTTCTCTGCTACCTCTGGCACTGGCACCTCTGAGCTTTTTTCGGATTACGAAGAGGGTACTTGGACTCCGACAATTACAGGGTCTACAGGTGGGGCCGCTTCTTTTACAGTAAGCACTAGCAGTTATACAAAAATAGGAAACACGGTAAGACTAAGTTGCTATTTATCTGGAGCGGATGTAACGGGATTAAGCGGAAATGTTCGGCTAGGAGGTTTTCCATTTCCTGCGTCTGGGTATCATTTTTGTGTGTCTGGGTATTGTAATTTTTTTGGTTTTGATGAGTCTGACATAAGTGTTGGCTTGTATACAGAATCGGGGCAGTCTTTTTCAAATTTTCTAAGAGGAAGCTCTACAGTCAGCATTACTGCGGCTGATGCAACTACATCATCGGGTGGTACAATTATGTTTAATTTAACATACAAAACTACATAAGATTTAAGGGCAAATAAAATGGCATTAACAAAAGCACATAACCGAATGATTGCAGGAGCACCAATAAACGTATTGGATTATGGCGCAACAGGCAATGGCACTTCAGACGATACTACGGCTATACAATCAGCTATTAATGCGGCCATGACAATAAGTAATTCTGTATATTTTCCATCGGGAGATTATTTAATTTCCACAGAGCTAACTTGTAGCACAAATTTATTTGGCGATGGGCCACTTCTGTCAACCATTATTAAAGGCGCAAATATAGATATGATTGCGGCTGGAGAAGGTTGCAAATTTCGTGATCTGTCTCTTGATGGTCAAGGTTCCACATATACAGGCAGAGGCATTGTTATGTCTGGAGCAACAGGAAGACAAAACGCTACCAGAGTCAACATAACCGACATGAATGGTTTTTGCATAGACTTTACAACCACTACTTGTGGTAGTCAGTCTAATTGGGCAAACATGATTATCTATAGGACACTAGGTACTAGCACTGGCTATGAAGCTGTGCATATTGAGGATGCTTCGCAAACTGCGGCTTATCCAAGAAGTTTTAATAACATTCAAACAAATGGAAATAAATTTATTCAAGCTGGAGGATGCAATTATCTAAGCATTAATGATAGCTATATTGGTAATATTGAATACAGTAACAATTCTAGAACCGTACTTGTTAGTAATTGTCGTTATGGCGTAAATGAATCTACTTCAACTATGCGCGGATTTAACAATGTTATTTCTGGCTGTAATGTTGCGCCAGTCATAACACTTGCAAGTGGTGTTTCAGAATGTACTATTTCTAGTAATACATATAATCAAATTAATCCTATTGTAGATTCATCGGGGCAAGGCGGCAAAAATATATTAGACGGCCCAAGCATAACGTATACCCCTACCTTATCATCTACTGGAACAGCACCCACTGTTGGTAATGGAACTATTACAGGACAATATTCTAGGCATGGAAGTTCTGTAACGGTCACTGTGTATTGGCTGTTAGGCTCTACATCTACAGGAGGCACTGGCGATCTTCAATTTAGTTTGCCTATTATTCCTATACAGGGCGCTACTTTAGCATCATACGGCACTGGGATTGTAGAGGATTCAAGCGCAGGGGATAGGACTATCTGTGTTGCTCAAGTTGCAACTGGAGTGGCATACGCAATTTTACTTAGGTCTGGGACTGCTGGCCCCGTACTTGGAAATAATCCTTATGCACTTGCTACTAATGATATTGTCCGATTCACAGTAACATATACGGTATAAGTTAAGTAACAATTAGTTATATATGCCCTTTAAGGGTGGACAGGCCCATGAGGGCGATAAACTGAGGAAATAAAAATGGCACTTTCAGAAGTAACAATGAACGACAAGATAGAAGTATTACAATTAGCAGGATATCCAGTGGTTCAGGTACGCACTGCAACAATTATCAGTAGAGATGATGAGGAAATATCAAGAAACTTCCATCGTCATGTTCTTACACCTGATGCAGACCTTTCTAGCGAAGATGCTGATGTTGTAGCAATTGCTAGTGTTGTATTTACAGACGAAGCTAAGGCCGCATATCAAACTCACCTAGAAGCGCAAGGAGAATAAGATGACTACTTACGTTACTAAATCGGCTGTTGACGCCGCAAATGAGTTTACCGATGTTAGAACCTTCTCTGGTGATTTTAGCTTTTCAATCAGTGGAACTTTAGGCAGTGGCACTAAAGTTACTGTTCAAAAATCCTACGACGGAACAACCTTTCTTGATACTGATGTATTTACGAAAGTCGGTGAGTTTGTTGGTTATGAACCTGAACCTCAAGTTCGATATCGTGCAGGAATTAAAACTGGCGATTTATCCGGTAGCAGTAGCCTGACCTTACGATTTGGTGGGCCACAACTCTCCGGCAATGGCGTTGACTTTAATTAATCACTGCAAGGAAGGAAAAAACCATGGCAAAAGCAGGGCTATACGCCAACATTGCAGCTAAAAAGCGGCGTATTGCCGCTGGAAGCAAAGAGAAAATGCGAAAGGTAGGGTCTCCGGGAGCGCCGACTGCACAAGCTTTTAAACAATCCAAAAAAACTGCAAAGAGAAAATAAAATGCCAAAAGGGAAAGGAACATACGGTAGTGAAGTTGGTCGGCCAAAGAAAACTGCAGCCCAAAAGGGCAAAAAACCTAAAAAATAATACTCAAGGATGAAAAGTAATGACGGAAGAATCTAAAAGCGCAATTGATGTAGTGGCGGCAAGCACCGGCATTGCCAGCCTGTTTACTTGGTTGCCTCCGATGGCGTCTCTTTTGACCATTGTTTGGATGGCGTTAAGGATTTATGAATCAGACACGGTTCAAAAAATACTAGGCCGAAAGTAATGGGGATATTAAATACGATTTTAGGTAGTGGCGATGTGATCGGTAAAGGTCTTGAGCTTATCGATTCTATGCACACCAGCGATGAAGAAATGATCGAGGCCCGTACTAGGGCGAAAACTCAATTATTAACTAGTTACGCGCCATTCAAGCTTGCACAGAGATACCTTGCTTTGATGTTTGGTTTTACTTTTGTCGGTTCTTATTTCATGGTTTTAATGCTGTTCTTTATGGATCGGGATATTAGCGCAGTCCAAGAGATAATATCAGCATTCAAAATAGATTGGATAACGCTTTCCATTGTAGGATTTTATTTTGGAGGCGGTGCTTTTGAGGGAGTTTTGTCTAAAAAAAGAGGTAAGTAACGCCCTATATTTGGATAAAGTTACAACATACTGTAGAATATACAACTATGACTCGTGACGATGCTTGGATTGGTGTTGCCGGGGAGTTTCTAGCCGCCAGCGTGCTGCAACGTCGATTTAAGACGATAGCAACTGCATCATCCTCCAGCCCTTATGACCTCATTTTAGAAAATTATTCCGGTGCTTTTTATAAGTGCCAAGTTAAGTCAACGTGGTACGTTCAAGAAATTAATGGCAATTTTTATTGGCAGTGGCACCCCTCGAGAGACGGCAAGAAAAGTTATGAGAATAAAGATGTAGATTTTTTTGCATTTGTAGCATTGCCAATACGAGCTGTTTTTTTTGCAGTCACACCGGATATAAAAAAAGGCGTTTTCAGAATTAAAAAAGACGCGTTAGATATTGTGATTGAGGAACAATCTTTAGAGAAGGTGTTAAAAAATCTGTATGAGTGATTACAAATATTTTTCATTAGACGAGTTTGTTTGCTCCGAAACCGGAGAGCAAAATATGTGTCCAGAGTTTTTAAAAGCTCTTTCACACTTACGTCAGATATGCGATTTCCCGTTTGTTATTACCTCTGGATTTAGAAGTAAAAATCACAGCGTTGAAAAATCAAAAAAAACACCCGGCACGCATACGCAGGGTATTGCAGCAGATATAAAAGTTTCAGGAGGTGCGCAGCGTTTAGCAATTGTCAAACACGCTTCAGCAATGGGTATGTCTGTCGGAGTAGCAAGAACATTTGTTCATGTTGATACACGAAAAACTGAACAAATGTGCTGGTGCTATTAACAAATAACGTAGGAAAAAATAATGGGTCTCGAAGCAAATACAAGCTCAACATACATCGATGGATTAGTTGGTACTAACCCGACATCGGCTGATCCGCTCAGTGAAGGAGATAATCATCTTCGTCTAATAAAAGACGTTTTGAAGAGAACTTTCCCAGCAATAACTGGCGCGGTGACGGTCAGTAATAACCAGATAAATGGTGGTATTGCAGATACATCAGCCGCAACTAATGTTGCGACGCCATCTACCTTAGTCAAACGTGACACTAGTGGCAATTTTTCGGCAACGGTTATTACGTCAAATTTCATTGGCAATCTTATTGGTGACACGCAAGGCGATGTCTACGCAAGCAATGGCGTCAGTAGAATTTTAGATAACGGTACAGACGGGTCAGATGCATTATTTTTAGGCACAGCTTCAAAAGCCTCTGCGATCACAGTAGATGCCGCATCCAGCAATATCGAACATCGAATGGTGTTTGGGGAAAACAACGATGGCGCTAGTGCGCCGGAGTATTTGTATAAAGATTCAGCCGCTAACTTCACGTATAACCCGTCCACTAACGCGCTAACCGCTGGCTCTTTTATTGGCGCTGTAGCGTTAGCCAATGTTACAGGACTACAGGCAGCATTAGATGCAAAGACCACAAAAGCTGCTGCACTTTTAGCTGCTTGGCCTATTGGCTCTGTTTACACCTCGATTGCAGCAACCAACCCAAGCACCCTGTTTGGTGGTAACTGGGCGGCATTTGGTGCTGGACGAGTCATGGTAGGTTTAGATTCTGGCGACACTGACTTTGATACTGCTGAAGAAACCGGCGGTACGAAAACTCACGCATTATCCATTGCAGAGATGCCAGCTCACAGCCACACATTTACTGCCTTTCAAACAGTATCCGGGTCTAACAACCGCACAGGCGGTGGTGCATTATCTGCAAGCGCCTCTGCTAGTACAGCATCTACCGGCGGCGGTGCGGCGCACACTATCGTGCAGCCTTATATCGTCGTTTACATGTTTAAAAGAATCGCAGATTAATGGCTTACGTCCCGCTAAGAAATATCGGCGCTGGCGGTATTGTTACCGACCAAGACCCCTATGACTTGGAGCTAACACAGTTCCCCGTTGGCAACAATGTCAGTTTTCACGAAGGACGCATTGGCAAGGCGCTAGGTCATAGCATTAGATTTAGCACAGCGTATGCTCCGACTCATGTACAGGGTTGGATGTACCAAGAAAACAACACGCTGGTCGTTGGGACACTGAATAAAATATATAGATTTAACGGCACTGTCGTGACAAATGTGTCTAAAACATCAGACGCATTCAATTACACCAACAGTCCCCGTTGGCAGTCAGAGCAACTTGGCAATGCGTTGATGATGAATAATGGCTCGGACGTACCGCAGTTCATGCAACCGGACGCCAGCCCACAAAGGTTTGCCGATTTAACGGCGTGGCCTTCAGGTGTAAAAACACAATGTTTAAAGCCATATAAGTCTTTTTTGATTATGGCTGGTTATGAGTCGAGCAGTAACAAGTTTCCCTATACAGTTCGCTGGTCTGATGAGTATGAGCCGACAGGAGTGCCGACTGATTACTCGATCACTAGCACCACAAACTTAGCTGGAGAGAACACGCTAGGTGGTAATAATGGTGATCTGATAGATCAGTTAACACTTAACAACTCTCAGATAATCTATGCCGAACGTGGCGTTTACGCGATGGATTTTATCGGAGCGCCGTTGGTGTTTTCGTTCCGTGAAGTATTTTCCGACGATGGAATTATAAATCGCGGCGCATGTGCTGAGTTTTTAGGAAAGCACTTAGTTGTGGGCCATGATGACATTTATGTCCACGACGGCAATCAAAAGCAGAGCATTGCCGAAAAACGTGTTAGACGAACTTTTTTTAATGCGCTGACTGACACGCGCAGCGTTTATTGCCAAACGGTCAATAATCGGTCTGAAATTTGGATTTGTTACGCCGATGTAGACGCTACTAATTCAGAAAGCGCCAACAAAGCACTCGTATATAACTGGGCGCAGAACGCTTTTACTTTTATTGATTTGCCTAATTTAAGAGCACTGTCAGTTTCTGAAAAAATGGGCGCAACCCAAGGAACTTGGGCTGATGTTGTCGGGGAGTGGAACAGCACGACGGCATATTGGTCGAACGTATCTCAAAGCTCAGAGGCTAATGCCTTAAAGCTTTTCGGTGCTGGCTACACAACCTCTAAAGTGTTCACGATGAATGACACTCACGGAGCGGCTGACACATCAATAACAGCCACGCTTGAAGCAACAAAAATTGATTTAGATCAGGTCATCGGTGCGGCAACAAATACGATAAAGCAGATCAACTCAATACTGCCTCAGATCGAGGGGCAGGGGTCAGTGAATATCAGTGTCGGTTCCAGCATGACACCGCAAGATGGTGTGATGTGGGGTGAGCCTCAAGCCTATGAGATAGAGAAAGATCACAAGATCGATTTTAGATCATCAGGCCGCTATCTTGCATTGAAAGTTGAAAGCATCAGCGCCACTGATTACTGGAGACTCACCGGCTTAGATATTGATATTAAAGAGGTTGCTGCACGATGAGTTATTTACCAACAACCTCATCGGCTCAGAGCTTGCCAGATTTTAAAAACTGGATATCCGGTGAGCTTGTGAGGATATCAAACACTTTTACAACGTCACGACAGACATTAAACATACCCGTCATTAATGCAGAACCCGCAAAGCCACAGGTTGGCGATGTTGTTTTTGCAGACGGCACTAACTGGAATCCAAGCGGAGGTCGCGGTCTTTATTACTACGACACAAGCTGGACAAAAATAGCATAGGTACAAGAAATGGGTTTATTTAGCTTTGGCGGTTCAAAATCAAGTTCAGACTCCAACAGTAGCTCGTCTACTTTTGTTGATCCTAGCCAACAACCGTATTTAGATGACATACGAGGCCAAGCACAACAGCTTAACGCTCAAGGTATGCCCGTTGAGGGTGTTGCCGGGATAAACGGCATGTTAGGCGGTGCGCTTGGCACAGCTTACGGTGCTGGAGGTATGCAAGCCGGTGTTGGCGCTAACATGATGGCCTCTGGCGCTAATGCGACCCGTGGCACAGGCATGGCGTTGAACTATGCGGGTGGCGCGATGGGCGGTAACGCTCAAGGTGGCATCAACACTGCGATGGGCGCTGGACAAGGCATGGCAAACATGGCGGGCATGATGGGAGCCGCTAATAACCGAGGCTTTAACGCCGCAAACGCTGGTCAGTACATGAACAACAGTTTGCTTAACGGCCAGATAGATGCTGCAAGTCGTGACGTTGTGCGTAACCTTCAGGAGAATCAATTAACAGGGATCGCGTCGAACGCTGCGGGCTCTGGTAACTCTGGCTCTAGTCGAGCGGGTGTAATGGCGGGTATTGCTGCACGCGGCGCTGGTGATCGTATCGGTGATATCTCTGCAAGCATGAGAGGTCAAGCGTATAACACGGGGCTTGGTATAGAGGCTAACCGCGCATCTCAAAACGCTGGGTTCCAACAACAGGCTAACCAATCAAATCAAGGTGCGTACAACAACATGATGCAGTTTGGCGCTGGCATGGGTCAAAACGCTTTTAACAGCAACCAGCAGAATCAACAGTTTGGCGCTAACCTTTCCGGTCAGTTAGGCCAGCAAGGGTATGGCAACATGATGTCCGGCGCTAACATGATGAATCAAGGCATTGGTATGCAGCAGGGCGCTGGTCAGTACATGCGAGATTACGAGCAACAGCTTCTCAACAATCAGTATCAGCAAGGTATGTCTCCATTCAACAGTCTTAACTTCTACAATAATATCGTTGGTGCTCCAAACAATCTAAGTCAGGCTGATTCTACTTCTAGCTCTGATTCAATGTCTATCAGCGGTGGATTCGGTTAAAGGTAACTATTTATGAAAAATTATGTGACAAGTGGCGGGTTGCTACAAGAGGGTGATGAGCAAGGACAACTTTATTCTCAAGGCAAAATGCAAAGAGATGCTCTATTAGAGTCGCAAATGCCGTTTGTGCCTCAAAACCAACAAGAATTGGTGATGATGCAACGAACCATGATCCCTGCTGGTCAGAATGAGAGTGGGCTGCCTCAGTTTACAACGCCTGAGAAAGCTATCTATGATCGAAATAAAATAAAATTGCAACAATTGCAGGGTAAAGCTGGCGAAGATTTTGATCGCAAAGTTAACAACCCATTGTTTAAACTTGGCGATTTTGCTGCTGATGTTGCTCGTAACACAATCGGCGCACCGATTAACTTTTTGACCGATGGCGTTGGCTTCCAAATGGATCCAAGTGAGGATTCCAAAAGAAAATTTGAATCGCGTTTAGAAGAGCTAGATCAACTTCAAGAATTAAATGCTAAAAGCTTTTACGGCGGTCGAAGTGCAAGAGCAGCAGCTTTTGACAGTGCGGTAACAGCTAGAAATAATTCTACAGCCGCTAATAGAACTTCTGATCCATCTTTAAAAACTTCTGGCACTCCTAAACCAAACTCAGATGGTTTTTTGATTCAGCCTTATGCAGATTCCTCATCAAAAATTATCACAGATGCAAATGGTGAGCCTGTCAAAATGTTAGATAAATCGGCAATTTCATATATCGCGGGTGTCCCCTATCGGTACGACCCCGTAACCCAAGATATGGAGCCAGCAGTAGATGTTGCTGAAGCACAAAAGCTTTCGGAAGAGGCAGCATTTAAGGTTCAATTTGCAAAAGGCCAAGAAACTTATTTTAAAGAAAGGCCAATGGGGGTAAATGTCATAGATGCTGAAAAAGCAAGATTTGACACTGTGTCGCGTGTTATTGAGAACGCAAGAACATTACTGCAAGACGCAACAAATGCTGGATGGGGTGGCTTACTTGAAAAGTTACCAGACAGTAGTCAAAAAGCTTTAGCTGAATATCTACAAACACTTAAAGGTAATGTTGGCTTTGCAAAATTGCAAGAGATGAGAAACAACAGTCCAACCGGTGGTGCTTTAGGTAATGTCTCTGATACTGAAATTGGATTACTTCAGTCTGTTCTAGGGTCGCTTGACCAGAAAAACAGCGCAGCAATGCTTTTAGAAACTTTTGACACGATTATAAGAACCTCTGAGCGAACACTGAACGCTATGGACAACAAGATAGCTAATCAAGATTTCTATTATAAGTATGAAGGTCAATCAACTGCTCCTACAAACGCTCAACCTCCAAACATCGGTAGTTCTGGGGTTCAGCAATCAACTAAGATTGAGGTTGATGATGAGACCAGAAAAATACTGGACGAACTAGGGATGGAGCCAGAATGACAGAAGATGAGTATCGCAGAAAAGCAAAGATACTAGCTAATGCTAAACAATACGGTGCTTTAAAAAAACTAGCCGGTGTTTATAAGCAAAGCCAGCCCGTTGATTATAAGCCTATGGAGTCTGTCAGGAACTTTTTGCCGTCTCTTGGAGGCGTAGTATCTGACATAGGTTCTGCGGTAATGAACCCTGTAGACACCGGTAAAGCTGTGCTTAATTTAGGTAACAGTGCGCTCAGTAACGCAGGGCAGATGATGCAGGACGCATTACCTGAGTCTGTTGTTTCAAACATGAACCGTTTAGAGAACACACTAACGGGGCGTGATCTACCAACAGAGAACGCAAAAGATACCCAGCGTCCAAACCAAGAAGCCGGTGAGGCTTTTGCGGGTATGTTGGATGACAGATACGGCTCTATGGACGCTTTAAAAACAACTGCGATGGAAGACCCAGCCGGACTATTATTAGATTTAAGCTCAATACTAACCGGCGGTGGTGGAGCGGCTGCTAAAGTTGGCGGTAAGGTCGGAGCTATGGGCCAGAAAGTCGCTGACGTTGGCCGTTTTATTGACCCCATTACTGGCGCAGTAAAAGCTCCGGTTGCGGCTATTGAAAAATTTACGGGCAAACCTATTTCTACCTATCTTTATGAAAGTGCTATGAAGCCAAGCACAACACTTACACCAGACGCTAGAAAAAATCTTTTAGAAACAGCAATGGATTTAAACGCAAGACCAAATGTTAAAAGCGTTGAGAAATTAAAAAGACAGCAGCAAGGTGTTTTTGATGAAATATCGGAGATAGAAAACAGCGCTGGTGCAAAAGCATTTGGCGATTTTGTGCCTAATTCTGAGCTATTCACGGGCATCCCTGAAGTCGCGGCAAAGTACGCTCCACCCTCAACAACAGCTAGAGCTGACTTAAAGTCCATAGCTAAAGTAATGCAAGATCAATTAGATTCTATTGAAGCAATGGGCATTCCCGGAAGCCAGTTATCTATTGACGATCTGACAAAAATAAAAAGAAATATCTATGAGAAAGTTAAATTTGACGAGGGACAGCTTGCGGGTCGAATGGATAGGCCAACAGAGAGAACGTACAAAGCGATAGCGCGTGCTGCTAAAGAACAGCTAGAGATTTATATTCCTGAAGTCAAAGAGCTAAATAAACTCTATGGAGATATTGCTCAAGTGCAGAAAAAACTGCAAATACCAGCGTCAAATCGCATTGGTAACAGAGATGTGATGGGGCTCGGTGTTCCTCTAAAAACAGGGGTGGGGGCGGGTGTGAATGACAGTGTTGGAGCCGGCCTTGGAGTTTTAGCTGGCCTTATGGATACACCTAGTATTAAAGCTTCTTTAGGTATAAATGCAAGAAGAGCCGGAAAGGTTGTTAGAGACCCGGCAACTAGCAACATTTTAAGAGGCGCATCGCTTGCTGGGAGATATGAGCAAGCAGCGTTACATGAGCAAGCAGTGTTAGCTGATAAAGAAGAGCGTCGGCGAGAAAGAGAATTAAAAGAAGCACAACGAAAGGATCGACCGTAATGGGAATGTTAAATTATTTTAATGATATGGCAGAGCGTATGCGGTCAGAGCAGACTGCGGTAGATGCTCGCATGGACGGGTATGATCAAAAATATGGTTTAGGACAAGGACAAGCACTTAGTTTTATCCAAAATCAGTTTCAACAGCCGCAAAACGCAGACTTTATAGACTCATCAAATCTGATGGCGCAAACCAACTCAGCCGCTGGTGTCGCCAATCCAGCAGCTTACATGCTTCAAAGTTCAGCGCAGCCACTGCCATCAATGCCTTCTCTGGCGATGTATGACCCAAGAAGCAACAACATGGTGGGTGCGTTAGAAGAAGAAGTGCTTACTGACAATGAGAAGTTAGAGCGTGCTGGCTTAAAACCGTTTCCTGAAATAGAGATGCTTGAATAGTGGGCATACTCAGCCAAGTAGCAAAACGAATCAAAGCCTACCATGGCTCTCCCCATGATTTTGATAAGTTCTCGACTGAGAACATTGGAACCGGTGAGGGCGCACAGGCTTACGGTCACGGTTTGTATTTTGCCGAGCGTGAAGGTACAGCGGAGGGATATAGGAACGCTTTAACTAATACGTCTTTTAAAAAGTCTGATGGTGCTGTGTTTGATCCATATGATGGGTCTATGTCTCACCCTAATATAAGAGCGCATATTAAAAAAACAAATGGCGATCTTGATGGCGCTATAGGAAAAGCGCAGAAAATAATTAAAGACAATAGCTCTAGTCAGTCCGTTGATGCTGCGACTAATGATTTATCTGTTTTACAAAAACTTAAAGAAGACGGCGGCATATCAAAAAATAAAGGATCAATGTACGAAGTTAATATTGATGCGTCGCCAGATGAGTTACTTGATTTTGATGCGCCTTTGAGTGAACAAAGTGATTATGTAAAAAGTAAATTACCGCAAGAAGTTTTTGATTATTTTAAAAAAACAAATGATCCTAGAGGTATAAACTTAGTTCACGATAATCCTCTAGTTCCAGACAGGGCGATGATTCGTGAGCCTGAGTATGCAGCGCAAGCCGCTGCTAAGTTAAATGATTTAGGTATTAAAGGCATTAAGTACACCGATGCTCAAACCCGATTTTCTGGGGGTGACAAAACTCAAAACTACGTCATGTTTGATGACAAGACTATCGAGATAGCGCGTAAGTACGGCGTATCTATGCCAGTAGCTGGAGCGATCCTAGCGGGAACCATGACGCCTGAACAAGCACAAGCTTCTGTGCCACAGGCAAAAGACGGCCTGTTAAAAGATACCGGCGATGTTTTACTTGAGACTATGGCGGGTGTAAATCGCGGTGTTATGGATGCATTAAACTTTGTTACGACGGATCAAGTAAACGCTGTTAGCCAACTTATGGGTAGTGATAAACGAGTGCCTACCCTGTATGATGTGCCACTAATTGAAGAAGCCACCAGCGGTAATTTCATGGATAAAGGTGCGTTACGACAGGCAGTTAGACAGGGGGGTGAGTTTTTATCCCCCATTTGAACATAGGCTTGCTACCAAAACACTGTACCTAGACTGTACCAAATGGCTGGAAACCCCTGAATTAACTACATAACTTCCCTATCAGTAATAAGATCAGTTTTACCTTTTTCGTTAATTATCAACCACTTAGCTACATCCTGTTCTGTACCTAGGTGTACCTAACCCTTTTATTTATCACCATTTCACACTATACTGTGGTTTCATTCTGTACCAGATGGTGTACCAAATGGGTGTCATACAAAAACGCGAAGGCCCGCAAGGAATAACCTATCGAGTTTTAATTCGT